CAGCGTTGGGGCCAGCGTTGGGGCCAGCGTTTGGGACAGCGTTTGGGACAGCGTTGGGGACAGCGTTTGGGACAGCGTTTGGGACAGCGTTGGGGACAGCGGCTATGGTCAGCACGACGCCGAATGGCTCGCCTTCTACGAATATTTCCGCGATGCCTGTTCAATGGACGAAACAACGCAGAAACTCGCCGGCATGTGGGAAATCGCGCAGTCCGCTGGTTGGTGGTTGCCCCACAAAAACCTTTGTTGGGTTTGCGAGCGCCCAAGGCTACTCAAGAGAAACGATCGCGTTCGGCTACACTGCGAAGATGGGCCGGCTCTTGAGTATCCCGATGGCTGGCGGATTTGGGCCATTCACGGCGTCCGCGTCGACGAGCAACTCGTCATGCGTCCTGGCGAGCAGGCAATCGCCCAAATCGACGGCGAAGCGAACGCGGAGATTCGCCGGATTCGGATGGAGCGTTACGGCTGGCCGCGCTACCTGCAACAGACGAACGCTCGCGTGCTCGACTATCGCCGGAACGACGTCGATGCCACCGACGAATCGCTGATGCAAGCGAAGGACGGCGCTCGCTTACTCGTCTGCGCTTGCCCTTCCACCGCGCGCGTTTACGCGATGCGCGTTCCGCGCGAAATCGAAAACTGCGCGCAAGCGCAACGCTGGCTCGCCGGCGGGAAGAACCTGCGGATCGTAGGAGCTTCTTAAATCTTTGGTGTTTCTGTTCTTTGCTCTCTCTCGAAAGGAAATTGACCATGACGACTGCGACTCTCACGGCCGAAAAGGCGATTGGCAAGCTCACCGCTCAGGCCGAGGCAATCAAGTGCGATGCGCTGCAGCGCTTTCCCGAGGCGGCTTCGCCCGGCGATGGCGTCCGGCAGGGCGACGTCTATGTCGAGCTTCTGGCGAAGCGGCCGACGGGCTGTAAGAAGATTCCTTTTCGCGCGCAAGTCGCCGAGGGAACGACACAAGGCTCTCGGCACTGCTTGGACAGCGCCGAAGGCGTGACGATGTACGCGCTGAAGGAACCGGGGCCGCTAGACGGCCCGGTGCTGGTGCTCAAGAGAGAGCGCACGCTCACGCATCCGGAACACGGCGATTGGGTGTTGCCGCCAGGGACTTATCAGATCTCGTTTCAGCGAGATTTGGACGCCGAGGATCGCGAGCGGCGGGTGATGGATTAAGTTGTCAGCGGCGTGGCGGCTCTTCCGAAAGGCTCATGACGATGACGATGAAACCTGAACCAACTCCGGCGCCGCGAGGCGACAATGGCCTGTTCGTCATGATTGCCGGCCTTGGGCTCGCGATGTCGGTCGTTAGTTTCTGGACCGGCTGGGCCGCTCGCGGCCGTGAATCTCCCGCCGCCTCACCCACCGCGCACCTCGAAGCGAGCGCGGACTGCTACAGCAACGTCGAATCCTGGCTGCGCTGGTATCCCGAAATCCGCGTTCGCGTGCTCGGTGCGATGGCCGATGAGAAGCTGACGAACGAAGAGTACGAAGCGATCGACAAGCACGTCGACGAGCTGCGGTTTAAGCGGTATCGGCAGGAGCTGCTTGACGCTTGTGTGATTCCGCTGGATGGAAAGCGAAGCGACCATGAACGCTAAACCGAAAGCCATCAAGCAGTTTGTCGGCGCCACAATTGCCGATTCCGACGGCTCTTACGTTGGTTTCTGGCAGGGGTTTTGGGTCAAGGTGACGATCGGCAAGATCGACTTTGAGTTAGATATGGAGAAGTCGATTGGCGGTGTGCCGTGCGTCGTTCATGTGAAGGGCGGCAAAGTAACTGTGGAAGTGTGAGTCATGCAAAAAATCATCAGCCTTTTCCAGCGCAACTAGGACGGCGATCGGCTGGTCCGCGATGACGTCACGCCCGGCGCCGAGTGGGTGCTCGACGGCGAAGGGGTGGCCACGCGGAAATACGACGGCGCTTGCTGCCTGGTCCGCGGCAGCAAGCTCTTCAAGCGGTACGAAGTCGGCCGCGGGAAGAAGCCGCCGGCGGCCTTCGAAGCGGCCTCTGAAGTCGATCCGGCGACGGGCAAGCAGCAAGGGTGGCTGCCGGTCGGCGATGGGCCCGAGGATCGTTGGTTTCGCGAAGCGATGTCCGACTTCGAATCGCTCGGCGACGGAACGTATGAACTGGTCGGCCCGAAGGTGCAAGGCAACCCCGAGAACTTCGGCTTCCATACGCTTGTGCGCCACGGCCGGCATTTGCTCCACGACTGCCCGCGCGACTACGCCGGCCTGAAGGCGTATCTCGATAAGGCGGGGATCGAAGGCGTCGTTTGGCATCACGACGACGGGCGGATGGTGAAGATTAAGGCGAAGGATTTCGGGCTGGTAAGGATCCCGTTCTGATGAAAGCTCTATCCATCTGGCAACCCTGGGCTTCGGCGATCGCCTCCGGCGTGAAGCAATACGAAACGCGCTCCTGGCCGACGAAGTATCGCGGGCCGATTGCGATCTGCGCGTCGAAGAAGTGGAATGACGATCTTTTCGAATTAGCTGCCGAGTATCTCGGAAGGTGGCCTGGCTTTCCTGAAGATTGGCCGCTGGGCGCGGTTGTGGCGACTGCGCACCTCGTTGAATGTCGACGGACGGAAGATATGATCGCCGACATCGGTCTCATGGAAATTACCCTGGGCGACTTCTCGCCGGGCCGCTTCGCCTGGCGGCTCGAAAGCGTGGTGAAGATTCCGCCGATTGAATACCGCGGGCGGCAAGGGTTGTTTGAGATTCCCGATGGTGTGATTGCGAACGGTGTCTAGTGGACGAAGCTCAACTCAACGCGTTCTTCGACGGCCTGCATCTGCTGATCGTGCTTATGATTCTGGTCGCCGTGGCGCCGGCGCTAGTGGCGCTGCCGATGTTGGTCGAACCGCTCATCCAAAGGGTCGTTAAATGGCGAGTGCGGAAGAAATGACGCCAAGCGAACGCGTACCGTGCCCTGTGTGTTTCGGGCGAAAGAAGCTCATTCCGGTTGTCGTTCGCCCGGCGCCGGGCGTCTCGCGTCAAGAAGTGGCTGAGTCGCTGGTCGATAACGACGGACTGGACTGCCCGACCTGCGGCTGCCAAGGCACGATCACCGAAGAACGCGAAAGGCGCCTGGAAATGGGCGGGAAACTCCGCGACGCTCGGCGCTCGGCGGGCATGGGCATTCGGGAATTTGCGGAAGCTCTCGGCGTTTTGCCTTCAGTCTGGAACGCCATTGAACATGGCCGCGGCCTCCCGGCCGCCGAACTGCCCGACGACATTCGCGTCTTTCTGCGCGGATGTGCTCATCGCTGCGATATGCTGCCGCTGGCGCTTCGGCCGCATGTGGAGCGATTGGCGGCGAAATACATTCCGCAAGAGTTTGTCGCCACGGATCCGAGGGCGAAGAAGTGACGGATAACCCCATCCCGTTCGATTTGCCGGCCCGCATGTACGGCCTGAAGGTCATCGTCGAGCCGGCCCTCGAAGCCAAACAGTGGCGGCAAGTGCGCTTCCCCAAGAGCAAGAAGCGGCGGATCCGGAAGAAATGGGCGAAGCGGCGCAAGAACTGGGGGCTGGTCGACTCGGGCAAGCCGGCTATCGTGCAGACGGCCGACGCGATCTATGTCAGTCCGACGGTTTACGCGAAGCTGAAGCGCGATCCGCGGCTGGCGGAACTCAATGGCCCCGCTCGCGTGATAACGATTCCACAGTTCGATCCGCCGATGATGTCGATGACGCCACCGACGCGGGAGGAAATGCGGGCGATCATCACCANNGACGAACACGCTTTGCAACGATCAACACGCCCTCGAATCCGCCTGCCTGGCCGCCAAGGGCGACGACGCGATACCGGTTCGTCTGGCGTATGCGGATTGGCTCGAAGAGCGCGGCGATCCGCTGGCGTCAATCCTGCGGCTGGCTTGTGAGGATCTGAGTTGCCCGGCAAGTAGTCCGCCTGACTACCGAAGGGTGTGCTCGTGCGATCGTTGCATCAAGCGGGATATGCTCAAGAGCGAACGCGAGCTGTACGAACGGCAGATGATCGAAGCTGTCAATCAAGTCGCGCCGCCGTGTTGGACGTGCAGGGGCGTCGGCATCGTTGATGCTACGCTGTTCATGCTCGATCCAATTCCACAACGCGAACCTTGCCCGCGCTGTTCGGGAACCGGTCGCCAGCGAGAATTGGCCGTCATCTGCCCACAATGCAAAGGTCATGGTCGAGTCGCCGCTAGGAAAATCGACGCGGGGAAATTCGTTGTCACGAGCGACTTTCGCAAGTGCGGAACGTGCGACGGCTACAACGTGCTGCTGTTAGTTGAAGCGCGTCCCGGCGATCTGCCGGTTGATTCGTGGGAACGATTGTATTGCCTGTCGAACCAACTCGGGGCATTCATCGAATCGCCGCTGTTGCCGCTGTGGCGCTACATGCTGCTGACGCTCGACGATCGCGCCGATCGCGTCCGCCGGGCCAACGTCGCCGGCCTGTTCTAGCGCTTCCCGCCCCTCCCGTCTAAACATAGACGCCCGCCCTGCGCGCTTTTCCCGGCCGGCGGGTACGGTGAAGGTTTGCTATTCGCCCTGACTGCCGCCGCCCGCCTGAAGGATCCCGCCCCATGTCCGAAGCTCTCACCTTTGACGCTTCCTCGTTCGACGCGCAAGCCGCCGACTTCGAAGTGGCTCTCTTCGACCGCCTCAAGTTCCTAAAGAGCATGAAAGCCGCCTTCGAGAAGGCGCTCGCCGCCGAGGGCGTGCCCGCCAAAGTCGCCGCCTGGATGGACCTGCTGGCGCTGGGGGCGACCGCCACCGATTCGCCGGCCGATGACCGCGTTGTCGCGGCCGTCCGCAAGCTGCTCGCCTCGCCGCTGGCCGAAAAGCTGATCGGGATCGTTTCCGACCTGGTCGGCGATATGCTCGCCGGCGGCGCGTCGAGCAAAAGCGTTGAAGCGCAAGCGACGGTGGAAGCCGCCGCGATTCCCTGGTCGCTGATTTTCATGATCGCCAAGGCGATCTTCGAAGCCATTCGCTCCTAAGCAATCGCCGCTGAGGGCCGCTCCCGTGGACCTTGCATTCCTCGGGCGGCCCAAAGCGCCCGCCCGCTCTTTTCTGTGCCTGCCGCTGGCCTTGCGCCGGTCCTCGCCTCTTCTCCTTTCTCTTCTCTCCTTTCACCTCTCTCGGCGAAGCCGTGCCTCTCTTTCGTCTTCCGCCGTGGAAACTGACGCGCACCTACGAAACATTCTCCCAGCGGGAGCATGATTGGTGGGTCGATCAGTTCCGCGCGCCGGAAGTCTTCAAGAGGGGCCGCGGCAAGGGGATCGTGATTGCGATCCTCGATACGGGCTGCGACCTCGAGCATCCCGACCTCAAGAGTCAGATTCTCAAGGCGAAAGACTTCACCAAAAGCCCGTACGGGCCGCTCGACGTGAATAAGCACGGTACGCACGTCGCCGGCCTGGCGGCCGCTGCCGAGAACGATTTAGGCGTGCTCGGCATGGCGCCCGACGCGAAGTTATTGATTGCGAAGTGCCTCGGCGACGACGGATCGGGGTACGACGCCTGGATCGTCAATGCGATCAAGTGGGCGATTTCCGAAGGCGCCGACATTCTCTCGCTCTCGCTCGGATCGCTCGAGCCAAGCCCGCGGATTGTCGATGCGCTCCTGAAAGCGATCGCCGCCGGCCTCGATGTCGTCATGGCCGCGGGCAATGAAGGCGGCCTGGGCGTCGGCTGGCCGGCGCAAGGCGTCGTCGAAGGGATCCGCGTCGCCGCGGCCGATAAGAAAAACCGCGTGCCGGCGTTCAGCTCGAAGGGCGATCAAGTCGATGTTGCCGCGCCTGGCGTCGATCTGCTCTCCTGCCTGCCCGGCGGGAAGTGGGGTCGGATGTCGGGCACGAGCATGGCAACGCCGATCGTGTCCGGGCTGTGCGCTTGCATCCGCTCGGCCAGCAAGAAGAAGCTCTCGCCGGCCGAAGTTAAGAAACGGATCGTCGATAGCGCGGAAGACGCCGGCGCAGCCGGGAAGGATCCGTCGTTCGGGCATGGCCTCTTGCGCCCCGATCGGGCGATGGAAGGCGACGAACCGGTCGCCGAAGGGATCGATATTTTCGGGCTCATCAAAGCGCTGCCGATCGCCAAGGGCACGCCGGCGCCGCACGCCGGCGTCCTGCTGTACTAAATCCGTGAAGCCTTTGACCGCTGCTTTCCTCACCGCGATTCTCGCCCTGAGCGCCGCCGGCCTGCCTGGCGAGCTGCCGGGCGACTTGCCGGAAGCGTTCGGGCCCGCTGAGGCGGTCGCCGCGGCGGCGATCGACGCCGGGGCGATAGGGCCGATCGAAGCGCCGTTTTTCACCTATTACTGGACGCTCGATCCGTCCGACGACTTCCACGCCGCTTTCGCCTACGCGCTGAATACGGCCTGCTCGCACTCACCGAACCTCTACCGCCACGATCGGCTCGCCGACGGCCGGCTGATTCGCGTCGATTGGCGCCGCCTGGCGCCGAAGGCGGAAGATTATGCCCGCCTGCGCAAGCTGCTCGAAGGGCTGGCGCTGGTCGATCCGTATTTCCATACGATCGGCCGGCGGAAGGTGGCGCCGTATAAAGCGAGCGACGGGCAGACGTATGATTTTGTTGTTGGAAGCGACGTCGCGCTGCATAGCGGGCCGGACAAGCATTTGCTTTTGGCGACGCTCACCGGGAGCGCCGCGCCGATCCTGCGGGCCGATTGGTTCATCACGAAAATCCTGAGCACGCTCGACGGCGGCCAGTACTACAAGCTGCGCGGGATCGTTGCTCGGCCGGAGAAGGGGACGGCGGAAGAAGCATTTCACGCCAGCCTCGGCGCCGATCCGAAGCAAGCGGCGGCTCTGCGCAGCGACGAACGGCTGGCGCAGTGGTTTTCGCATGTGACGGGCAAGCCGCGGGCGATCGAGTTTTTCTACGCGACGAACAGCCGGCCTAGCCTGGGGCCTTCGCTGCTGACGATCACGCGCGACTATTTCGACGGGCCGATCGACGGCCGCCGGCATGTGCTCAAGAACCTTTTGAGCTACCAGTTCGACGGTAGCGAGCAAATCGGAAGTCTGCCGAACGGGATGCTGGCCTTTGCGCTCTTCGACGCCGCCGGCGGCCTGGTCGATGTGGCGCCGCAAAACCTCGTGACCGATCGCACCGTGCCGGCGCCGCATACGGCGAACCTGCAGCCGGCAATTAGCTGCATCCGCTGCCACGCCAGCGAAGAGGGCTGGAAGGCGGCGCAGAACGATATTGCGCTGGTGACGGGCGGGAAGTTCGCGGTCGATATTTTCGACGACGAATCTTCGCCCGAGGATGTCGCCGATACGCTCGATCGCCTCGCCGGCCTGTACGGCGGCGACATCGCCGAGCCGCTGCGGGTAGCGCGAACGACGCACGCGAAAGCGGTCTTCGCGCTCACCGGGAAAGAGCCGGCGCCGGTCATGGAATATGTCGGCGCGACATACAACCGCTATGCGTTCGAAGCCATCACGCCGCGGATTGCCTGCGCCGACGCGGGCTATGCGGTCAGCGATGAGAAGGCGGTGGCGCTGTTCAATCAGCTCTGCCCGCCGCTGCCGGCTAATAGCGCTGGCGTTTCGCCGGAATCGATCACGATCGCCAGCCTGCGGGCCTGGACGAAAGAAAAACCGATCTGGATCCCGCGCAGCGATTGGGAACAAGAGTTTTCTGATTTTGCGCTGCGCGTGCGAACCGCCGCCAACAACCGTTTAGCCGAAGGGGCCAACTAATGCTTCCGCCGATCCGTCTTTTGCTCGTCTCGCTCGCCCTCGTCGCGACCATCAACGCCCCGCTCTTCGCCAGCGGCCGGCGCGTCTGCTATCCGTGCGTCCAGCGGCACGTCGTCGCGCAGCCGGCGGCGAAAGTCGTCGCGCAAGGGGCGCCGTCGCCGAACGTGACGACGACGAGCACCGACAACTCGATCACTTATCAGTACAACATCCAGTACGGCCAACTGCCGGCGGCGCAAGGCGAGACGCTCTACGGCTACCGGGCGGCGACGTACTCGAATACCGACCTGGGCGTCGATAACTACATCTCGCAGCGGCTGGTCGCCGA